TTGGTTGATATTGCAGACGAATTGCGTGATTCGGTTTTGCCAAGTATTGCGGAATTGCAGTTTAAAGCGACGGACAAGTTATTCGCAAGCTTGAATATTGGGCTCGCTACGGGTACGCTTGCTGAAAGCTTAGTAAAAGATCCGTTTATTAATGGCAATCCCCTTGCAGCTCATTGGGCTAAGTTATCTCAGACGACACAATTTAACCTGAGCGCAGCGGTGCGAACTGGTGTTGTAACAGGTGAGAGCAATGTGCAAATGTTTAGACGTATCCGCGAAGCTTTGGATATTTCACAACGAAGCGCAATGACGCTTATAAATACTGCGGTTCATAATGTTGGAAATAGTGCGCGTGATGCGGTTCATGCTGCAAACCAAGATGTAATTAAGAATGTAGTGTGGTTAACAGCATTGGACTCACACGTCTGTGAGCTTTGCATAGGACGCTCTGGTTTAAGTTGGAAGAATAACGATAACCACACGCCCGACGGTCATTCCATACCGTTTCAAATACCTCCGATCCACCCAAATGACCGCTGTGTGTTGGTTCCTGTGATAGATAGCGAATTGTTGCCACCGTTGACAGCGGGTGAACGTGCATCCAGTTTCGGGCCTGTGAAAGGTGATATAACGTTTAAAGAGTTTCTGGATATGCTTCCCGAAAGCGAGGTTGAAGATATGCTTGGCGTTGGTAAAGCGCAACTCTACCGTGACGGAAAAATCACATTGCGCGATCTACTTGATAATAGTGGAGAAGTTGTTACTCTGGAAAAATTATTGAAAAAATACAGTTAAACTTTGCAATGTAATCTTGCATAAATATTTCGTAGTATAATCCGCACAAGAGCGCGATGCTCTTCATTTGTTCATACCTAGGGCGCGATGCCCGCGTGAAGCGATTTCACGTTATCTTGGAGTAAATTATGCCTTTGAAATTAGTTACTGATTCCCTTGATGGAATTGATGATGCAAGTAAGTCTTTGTATATTAAGAAAGATGATGGTAAGTTTCACTTGGATGTTGATGGTTTGCCGGACACAAGCACGTTGGAAAAAACGTTGCGAACTGTACGGGGAGAGCGAGAGACTTTTGAACGTGAGCTAAAAGAAATTCGCCAAAAATTTGCAGGGATTAAAGATCCCGAGCAAGTTAAAAAACTGTTGCAACAACTTGAAACGGATGAAGAAGCTGCGCTTATTGCGAGCGGTAAAGTTTCTGAAGTTGTGCAAAGACGTACTGAAAAACATATGGCGGCAATCCAAGCGAAACTGGATGCCGCAATAGCATCGGAACAAGCAGCTATCAAAAAGGCGTCGGTATTCACCGAGCGCGTTTTGAAAGGGCAGGTAGCACAAGAAGCAATGGCGTTGGAAGTTTTTGATAAAGCATTGGATGATATTTGGTTACGTGCCAAAGCCCAGTTTGTTTTAGATGATACTGGAACCGCTGTTGCAAAAGATGAAAATGGCGAAATTATTCTTGGAAAAGATGGTAAATCACCATTCACAATACAGGAATGGATGACCGAACTAAAAGAAAAAGCACCGCATTTGTTCAAAGTTACAAATTCGGGTGGCGGAGCTCGTAAGCAGCGCGAAAGCGGTAAAGACGAGACAAATTTGCCAGCTCGGGAGCGGTTACGGATAGCAAGAGAACGACGAAGTTGATTAATATTTAAAGGAGCTATGACATGGCAGCGTTGACACTATTAGAAGCAAGCAAGCTCAACAACTACACGGAATTTCAGAGTGCGGTTGTTGAAATTTATTCAGGTTCCTCAGATGTTTTGCGGGTATTACCGTTTCAAGACATTGCAGGCAACTCATATTCTTACAACCAAGAAACAACGTTGCCAGGAATTGGTTTCCGCGGATACAACGAAGCTTATACCGCTGCGTTTGGTATTCTAAACCCTGTGACAGAACGTTTGGTGATCGCTGGTGGCGAAGTTGATGTCGATAAAGCAATTGACAAAACAATGCCAGGAAACCGCGAAGTCCAGGAAGAAATGCAAATTCGCGCATTGGGTCTTGCTTGGACTCGTAAGTTTATCAAAGGCGACCAGACAAGCGACCCGCGTGAATTTGACGGTTTGCAGACACGTATTACAGGCGACCAACTGTTGAGCGCTGGCACAACGTCTGGCGGAGCAGCATTGAGCCTTGCCAAATTGGATGAGCTGATTGATCAGTGCATGAATTGCACGCACTTGTTAATGAGCAAGGCACTGGCGCGGAGATTTAGTGCAGCAGCTCGCAGCAGCTCTGTTGGCGGTTACATTACGTTTGACAAAAACGAATTTGGCCGTCGTGTAATGGCTTACGATGGGAAAGAAATTCTGACCGTTGATTTGGACAATACCGAAACCGCGATTCTTCCATACACCGAAGCAGCTTACACCGGCGGTTCAACCGCAACCTCAATCTATGCGCTGTCAATCGGCCCTGGAATGGTAACGGGTCTGCAACACGAAAGCGGCATGGAAGTAAGCGATTTGGGCGAGTTGGAAAGCAAACCAGCTTATCGTACTCGTATTGAGTGGATGAGCGGTATTATGATCCAGCACGGACGCGCTGCTGCTCGTTTACGTCATATCGGCGATTTGGCAATTGTAGCCTAATTGTGGTCATCAACTAATATTTAAGGAGATTTGCAAATGTCAACAAATATCGCATATGACGATTCTTTGGTGCTAAAAGACGCGGGATTAGTAGCGTCGACAACTACCGAGAGCACGATTTTGGATTTGGGTGAAGGTCTGGTGGATGCGTTTCTGGTAATTGATGTTACTGCGTTGGAAGTAGCTTCAACAGACGAAATTTATAACATCTGTCTGGAAGCTTCTAATGTTGCAGCAATGACTTCCGGTTCTGTGTGCTTGACTAATACAGAAATGGGCAATGCTACTGCGCCAGCGGATGCAGATACAGCGACCGGTCGCTTTATTATTCCGTTCCGTAATGAACAAAATGGAACACTTTATCGCTATGTTCGCTTGTATACCGAAGTCGCGGGTTCGATTGCTACCGGTATCAACTACAGTGCGTTCATCGCTCCCCGCGTTGCAATGGGCTAATCATTAATAACCACATCAGAGGAGTTAGAAATGGTTAGAACAGTTGAAACACGCGTGGCAGTAAGCGATACAATTGCTAAAATACGCACGCAAGACCTAGATAAAAGAACTACGGCGTCTGGACGCGGTAGCGTTCCCGCTGCTGTACAAGATACTGTTGTTGCTACTGAATACGGCGACGACATTTGGCATAAAACTGTACTCACGTTAACCGCTTGCCCAATTAGTATTTCGGACGATGCGGGTGTTGCACAATACGGTGGCGTTCAGGTATACGATTTTCCAGCGGGTTTGATTTCGTTAAATGCCGCAATGATAAGTGGAAATTTGACGCTAGGCACTACTGGAACCATTATTAATACCTTTACCGGTGTCAATGCTTTGGGTTCTGCAACTGCAAGCACGGGAGCTACTTTAACCGGTACGGAAGCGACTTGGCTGGCGTCGACTGCAAATGCAACAGCATCCAGCAAAGTAGCAGCAATTGACTCTGTATCCGCCGCGGCAGTAGTTCCGCAAGATGGTACAGCAACGGCGAAAGATATGTTTCTCAATTTTGCAATTGCTGACGATGCAAGCCACACTGCTGGTACAGGATCATTCACCGGAACTATTGAGTTCGTTTGGTGTTTAATTGGAGATAATTAATGTTTACAGTTTATCATAAAGACTTTGGACCAAAACAGCTCCGCGACTCTGTTGACGTGCGAGAGCACTTAGCGACTGGGCTTTGGTTTAATACTGTAGAGGAAGCTAATTCTGGTATTGCTACATCGAAAGGCGTACAAACACCGGAAGTCACTAAGCTTAAGAAAGATCTGAAAGACAAAGAAGCGTCTCTCAAGGAATTGAAAGAGCAGAATTCAGATTTGCAAAACCAAGTCGCTAATCTGCAAAACAAGCTTGCTGACGCTACAAAAGAAATGGAAGCTTTAAAGGGTGCGAATGTTATTTTAGCAAATGAAAATAACACGCTCAAACAAAAACCGGTTAAATAATTAAGCCATGACGATTGTTGTTGAAGATGGTACAGGCAAAGCGGACGCAGAAAGTTATATTTCTGTAACTGACGCGGATACCTATCATTCCAATTTGGGTAATACCGATTGGACTGGTACAACTGCAGTTAAGGAAGCCGCGCTCCGCAAAGCTACCAACTATCTGCAACAACAATTCGGCACATTATGGGCAGGATACCGGAACACTAGCACACAGGCGCTTGATTGGCCGCGCAGTTACGTTCCGTTGACAGATTTACTGGTTGAAGAATACTTTGCGAATGACGACGTTCCTACGGAAATTGTTAATGCGTGCGCGAGTCTTGCTTTGCGTGCTTTAACAGAAGATTTGTTTACGGACGAATCGCGTAGAGTGCGAATGGAAAAGGTTGATACGCTTGCAGTTGAATATGAACCGGGCGCGTCTCCACAAAAGCGTTACGTTGAAATTGAGAGAATGCTGGCACGATATTTACTAGGCGCCGATGGTGCAATACCTGTGATTCGTGTATGAGCAATTATTTACAATTTATCGCAACTGCGCTCAGGTTAATACAAGATCGCGGACTTGCTGTAACAATAACGTATCGGACAGGCGGTTCTTATAGCCCGTCGACTGGTACTGTAACAGTTAGTACCAGCACAGCAACAGCATACGGAATATTTTCGTCGCAAGAGCGTGAGTTGTTTGATGCCAATGGTGAACTAAGGACTCGTTATGATAAGAAGATGCTTATTGCAGCGAGCGGTCTTACAGAGCCGAAGAAGAATGACAGTGTTACTGTTGGATCGCAAGTTTACGAAATTGTAGCAGTTACTACAGTGGCACCGGCAGGAACAGCAATACTCTACAAAGTGTGGTTAAAAGTATGAATAATCGTTTTTCTGTACAGATTGGGGATTTTGCTGAAAGAGCAAACAAAAAGACGGAAAACGTTGTAAAAGCTTTAATTTTCGAAATTGGAAAACGGTTAATAATGCGGTCTCCTGTTGGAGATCCTAGCTATTGGGCGAGCGCTGCTCCCGCTGGTTATGTTGGAGGCCGTTTTCGCAATAACTGGCAATATGGTTTTGGCGGTATGGGTAACAAAAACCGCGTTGAAGCGGATGCAAACGGTTCCCAATCCTACAGCGATATGAATAAAGTATTCGGGAGCCAAGCAAGTGGTTTGCATTATATCTACAACAATTTACCCTATTCTGTGAGACTGGAATATGGGCATAGTAGACAAGCACCCCAGGGCGTTGTGCGATTGACAATGTTAGAAGTTGATAACGCATTGAGAACTGCAAACAAATGAGCAATACAACAGACATTCGCGCAGCATTAGAGACCGCTTTAAACAGTATGTCGGGCGCTTTATCCACTGCGTGGGAAAATGCAACATTTATCCCGGTCGTTGGTACAGCATACCAGCGAGTGACAATTAATTTAGCTGAACCGGAAAACGAAGCTTATGGCGCTGGATACCGAGAAAATGGATATATGCAAATTGACTTATGTTATCCGACAAAAGCAGGGTCAAATGCTGCAATAACCAAAGCTGACGCAATAAGAACAACATTTGCACGCGGCACAACATTTACAAGCGGTTCTGTGCAGGTTGTTGTTAGAAATACACCGGAAATAAGACCGGGGCGAATAGAGGACGATCGATATGTTGTCGCTGTGATTGTTCAGTTTTTTGCAAATTTATATTAAGGAGAGACTAAAATGGCAGTCGCAAAAGGCATAAAGAAAATTGTTGCATTTAAAAAACAAAGTGGTTTAGGATCTGCCGCTTCTGGTGCAAGTGCAACACAATTTCGACGCACTAATTCTGTATTTAAAGCAGACCGGGATTCCTATAGCGGTGAAGAAATTTTGACGCATCACATGGATACGGGCGCAAATTACGGTTTGCAAAAAGCGGATGGCGTTGGTAATTTCCAATTAAGTGCTGGCACATATCAGCTCTTATTTGCAGCATTTTTGGAGCGAGATTTTGCTTCTGTGTCTGCAATTTCAAGCCTATCTTTAACTATTGCAGCATCCGGAAGCGACTGGACAATTACCCGTGGTTCCGGTGACTTCATGGCTGACGGTATTAAAATCGGGCAGGTTGTTCGCTTAACCGGTGGAAGTCTATCAGCTGGCAACGTTGGAATCAATTTGTGGGTAATTGCTCTTACTGCAACAATCGCAACGGTCAAAGTGCTCAACGGCAATTCGTTGACAGCTGAAGGCCCAATTGCGTCTTGTACGATGACCGTAACGGGTAAAACTACTTACACGCCAACTACTAGCCACACGGAAGATTATTTTTCTGTTGAAGAATGGTATAGCGACATTTCTAAGTCGGAACTGTTTACAGATATGAAGGTCGGTGGATTTACGCTTAACATGCCCGCGACTGGAAACATTACCGGAAACTTTAACTTTGTTGGATTAGGTAGAACTACCAACACATCCGCCAACTTTAGCAGCCCGACGTTAACCACAACGGGAACTATGGCAGCGATCAACGGCTTTATTTCGATCAACGGAACTGTGCAAACTGCATTGACTGGGTTTACCATTACAGCGGACAAATCGGCACAAAACGCGGGAGCGGTAATTGGTTCAAATACGGGAATTGAAGTATCTACCGGGCGCATTAAGGTTTCTGGAACAATCACCGCATTGTTTGATAGCACTACAATCCGTGATTTGATTGTTAACGAAACTGCTGTACCGATTGACTTTGTTGTTGCGGACGATCAAACAGATACAGCTGACGTGATTGCTATTTCTTTGCCACAAGTTAAGTTATTCGGAGATGCGCCAGACGACGGTGAAAAAGCAATTGTCAGAACTTATAATTTTGTCGCTGAATATTACGGCGACGGAAGCACGACCGGAAGCCGTTTACCTACAATTATGCAAATCCAGGATACGGCAGCCTAAAGAGTACCTGCTCACCCTTTTTAGTTCCTTCGCTGGGACTCTCTTGGGTGAGTAAGGGCACCATTAACCAGCGAAAGGAGTTTTAAAATGACGACAGAAAAACAAGCTGTACCAAAAATCTACAATTTGGACGAATTGGATACCGTTTCACCTTGCGAGACACCGGTTGAAATTGAATTAACAGATACTCGCGGAAACCCGATTGGTGTCTATGTGAGCGTGCTCGGTGAATTCTCAACACAGGTTGGAAACGGTTTAAACAAGTTAATTAATCAGTCCCGTTTGCAAGACAGTTTAAACGCCAAAGCAAACGCGGAACAAAAGTATAAACCAATTGAAGAAGACATTGAATTTGGTCGCAAATCGGTCGCAATTCGTGTTGCTGCATGGCGCAATATTGCGGAACCTTGCACGCTGGACAATGTGGTTAAATTACTCACTAAAAATCCACATTTTGCGGAACAAATTAATAGCACCTCAAAAGATTTGGGAAAATATTTGAGCAAGCAGTAGACGATCTGCTTGCCTACGTAAAAAACGAAGCAGAGCTTAATTCCGTAGTTAAAGAAGCGACGGATGACAGTCCTGCTGAAACAAGGCGGGAACACTTGGAACTCATTTGGAAAAAGACCAAAGTAAAACCAGCTGAACTTAGCTTAGAAGTGCCGGACTTATTGTTTCACCTGTGGTCATGGTTTTGTGAGCTGAATAGTAAACGGACAGCGGGTTTTGCAAGTTTAAATCCAATTAGTTTTACTGAGTTGAAAGCGTGGAGCGACTTAACAGGTCAAAAACCTACGCCAACAGAAGTTAAGATTTTAATGAAAATGGACG